CTCACGCGGGGCCACATGCGTCGCCGGGTTGTCGCGGAGCACGGCAAAGACCTCGCCCATCGGCGTCTCGCCGGGTTGCTCGTAATCAATGTAGAACCCGCTCGTCTCGTTACCCTGCACCGTGCGAGATTCCACACGGCAAAGCTCCGGCCAATCCGCCCATTCCCAACAGTCCGCAATACGTTCGTTCGCTGCGGCGACCATCATGGTGCGGGCACCGCTGGGGATGTTAGAAATATCCGAGCCGTCGTTGCCGCTGCGTTGCCAAGCGCGCAAAAGTATAGATTGTAAAGTGACCGTCCTCATTCGTTAAGCCCCTCCCACGTTTGCACCAGCCCATCGCGCAGTTCGTCCGGCAATGCCTCGCTGGACACCACAAACGTCCTGCTGCCGAGCGGCGCGGTGACGGACACGGCGGCGGATATCGTCGGGCGGAAAGCGGTCGGCACCTGCACCTCGTTGCCTTCCTCGTCGGTGGTCGTCTCGAAAGCCGTCGCCACTTGGCCCGATGCCTCCAGCACCACATCAGCGAGCGTCTCGCCAGCGGCGAGTTGTGCGCCGAGCCATGCGAGCAGACTCGCGGCGACTTCGCCGAGTTGGCCGTCGAGGGGGACGGATTCGGCGGCGGCGTAGCCGCTTCGCTGGACGTAGCGGACTAACGCGTTGTTGGAGAGGCGGAGAGTCATCGTGAGACTGTTTGATTCCATGCCACAAGGTCCACATCGCACGTTCTGGCGGCGCTGGTTTGCGTGCCGACAAGCACATAAAATAATCCGGCAGTTGGTGTAATCGACGGCACGTTGGTTGATGAGGTAAGCCAAGTGCCGCCATTGAGGCGGAACTCAATCGTGCCTGCCGTAACACAGCGCGCCTCAAATGTGTAAAACACGTCGGCCACCGGCGTGGTGCCGCTATCGACCAAGGTGATCAACGTAGAAGACGCGTATGCCGTATTGTCGTTTTTAGTGACGAACTGCCAGTTGGTGTCCGCGCCTGCCTTAAAGCGCCAACCAATGAGGCGGGCACTGAAGTCTATATCGGTAGGGTTTTGCGAAAATCCCGCCGAGACGGTCACGTCGGTCACGGTGGGCAGAGCCATTATGGCCAAGGCGTGCCAGCCTGCGACCGTCGCCGGGTTGCTGGTCCCGAAAATGCCGTTGCAGGTAAAAATCCGCAAATAGTTGCCGGCGGTTGCGCCCGTGGATAAGCGAAATGCACTGTGGTTGGGCATGACGCCAGCCGCGCTGCGATCTGCGATAGTGCCGCCGCCAGCATTGCTCGTGCCCCAACCCGTATCGCCAATGATGCCATTAGTCCTGCCGCCGTTGGCAAAGTCGTCGCGGAAACGGATGATGCGGGTGTCGAGGTTGCTGTCGTCGAGTAGCTGGCGGGTGATAACCGACGACCCACTCGCCGCCGTCTGATTGGGCGCAACATTGTTCGTGCCGTTGAGCGTTTGGTTTTGCGTGAAGGTGTTGGCGGTTTCCAGCAACGGCAGTGTCCCGCTGGCGTCCGGCACCGTCAGCGTGCGCGTGGTGCCGGTGGTGATGTTGGAGAGCTGAAATCGAGCGTTCTTCGTGCTGTCCGCATCGTCGTAGAGCGTGAAGTTGGCGTCGCTGAAAACGTCCGGGAAAGCGGACGCATAAGTATAATCGGCATTGCGGTCGGTGCCGCCGGTGGCCGTGCGAATATAAATGCCCGCCGGCTTGCGGTTCACCAGCCACAAGCCACTCGCCTGACGCACCAGCCACGCGCTGTTGAGCGGCGCGGCGGCGGTGTCCAACGGCAAGTCGGCAAACGTCGCCACTTCGCCGTCGAGGTAGCTACCGGGCGAGCGCGTGAAGTCGAAACTTCCGTTGAAGGGATTGTAGCGAAGGCCCATGGGTTTGAGGTGCGAAAGTGGAAAGGTGGGAAAGTGGGAAGGTTAAGAGCGGGTGACGTTCAGCAGCAGCGCGTCATTGGCGGTCGGCGGCTGCGTCGGGGTGTAGGTAAAATTAACTGTCGCCACGATGGTCCCGCTGGCGCCGCCCTCGCGGTAGGTCACGGACTGCAAATTATTGGTGCCACTATAATACGCGCACGCCACATAATCGTGCTGCGGGATATTCAGACCGGCGATGTTGCGAACTTGGACGTTGGGTGTCATGGCGTTAGGCGGCGGGTTGGGCGGTCATGCCGAGCTGCTGGTCTTGCTGCATCTGCTGCAACGCGGGCTGCGAGCCGACGCGGCCGATCACGGCGTTTTGCTGCTGCTGGAGCTGGAACTGGAAAGCCTGCGCCCTTGCGTCGATCATCTTCTTGAAGATTTCATCCTGCTGGTAGCGCTGCTGGACGGCGGGATTCGACTGAATGATTTGCTGCAGGGTCTGCAAGCGCACTTGCGCGTTTTGCCCGCCTTCTTTGAGTGGCGGCTCGGTGCCGGCGGCGATTTTTGCGAAGGCGGTCTGCTCGTCCTCGATCTCAGCCTGCGTGGCCTTGCCGATGTCTTGCACCAGCATGCCGGCCAAGTTCGGGTCAACGGCTTGGAACATGTATTTGACCAAGCCAGCGCGGTCGATGACGCCAAAGCTGTCCATCGGGACGAGAATCTTGGCGAGGTATTCGAGCTTCGCCCCGAGCGCTTCGTTGTCGAGGAGGCGCGCGTCAAACTCGGCGGTAATGTCGAAGCGTCCGCGGATGTCTTGCGGGCTTGCGTTGAATGCCAACTGCGCATTGCCGGTGATGCGCGCGACCTCCTCGGGAGTCATATACTGCTGGGCAAGGGCCATGATTTGCACGCTGACCAACTTCATATCTATGAGCCAGCTATCGACCAGTTCCTGCATGTGGAGCATCGCCATGTTGGGATTCACAGCCTCGGTCATGCGGCCGAAATAGCGGTCGATGTCGGCGCGGGTCGCGGCCTCTACTTCAATGCTGCCTTGGTCGAAGGCCGGCGGCTGCATCCAAGAAATCTCGCCCGGGCGACGCTCGGGGATCTGCATGGCGGGTCCAAGCACAAGGTCAAACTTGCCGCGGGCAGCCGGCGTTTTGAGCGGCGGCAGTATAGAAATGGACGCACGATCCACGCGGAAGTCGCGCTGCACCTTGATCTCTTCCTGGGCGGTCTGGACAATCTCCGGGATGCCGCGGCTTTCGAGGAGTGGGCGGGTGTTGCGTTCGCGCGGCAGCTCGACAAAAGGATAAAGCCCGTGGTGGTAGGGCATGATGTCATGCACGGCAGCCTTGTCGGTGATGCTGTAGCTGATGACCGTGCGGGTCACCTTGACGGCGCCGGTGCGCTCGTCCAGCTCCTTGCGATACACATGCCAGATTTCGATGAGGTCGCGGAGCTGCTCGTAGAGGAATTGGTCCGAGCGGTGGACATTCAGGTGGATGCGTTTCATCTCACCCTTGTGCTTCACGGCCTTTTCGACCCACTCCTTGTCCCAACCTTCAAGGTTGGCCCGCTCGCGCAGCTCGACCTCGTTAAGCAGCTCACGGCGGGCGACGAAGGACGCACGCTGGATGCTGTCGGTCTGGATGGGGAAAATGATATCCTCCCACGCCTCTAGGGCGCGGACAACCGGCTTGCTGGAAAAGATGTAAGGCTCGTCCCATTCGACAATGCCCTTTTCGCGGAACTGGCGGACTTTGGTCGTGGAGCCAAGCGCCGGGATCACTTCGCCCATGAGCTGCGCGGCAAGTTCTTCCTGCTCAGGATCAAGCACGACCTCGAGGAGGGCTTGCAGGTTGGGGTCTTGCGACTCCTGCAGCATCGCCATGGCGTCCTCCATGGAGAACGATTTGACCTCCACGCGGGTCTGCTGCTCCCAGTCAATCGCCATCACGGCCAGTCCGTAGGTCTCGCGGATCTCGGCGGCCAAGCGCACCTCACGGCGCAGGTCGTCCAAGCAATGCTGGAACATGAGCCACTTTAGGACAGTCTCGGCGGCGGTGCGCTTGTCGATGTCCATCGACTCAACCGGCTGCACCTGGATGCGGGCCTTGAAGAAGGCGTTGACGAGGGCAATCACCCGCTCGCGGATGATCTGCTCGCTCAAGAAAATCTTGGTGTCCGCGGCGCCGTCCCAAGGAAAAATCTTTTTGCCGTAGGCTCCGGCGTGCTTGCGTCCGTCTTCGGTCTGCCCCGGCCAGATACAATAGCGGGTGTTGAAGTTGCGCAGCTTGCGTTGAATATAGGAGGCGCCGTCAGCGTCAGCCTGGTCGATGTCGCCGATGATCTCGGTGATTTTTTCGCGGTCGAGTTTGGTCACGGGACGAGAATAGTAGTGTTGCGAGGGGTGTAGTTGACCGCGGTCTCGGGGTTATGTTTCTTGAACCAGTCGCGGAAGCCACGATCTGCCCAGCAGTCGTCCCCGAGGTGGCGCTTCCACGCAAAATACGCATCGGCCGGCACGTCCATGACATGCTGGCCGAGTCCATCGACAGTGCAGTGTTCGATCTGGTCGTTGAGTTGCTTGACGCGGCGCGCCTCGATGGCGGCCATGACCTGCTGGGCGCGCCACCCAGTCTGCAACTCTTGTTTGACGAGGTGCGCTAACTCGTCATCCATGTCGGCGACCAGATCGCCGAAGATTGTGTCTGACATCCTGAAGTCTGCCCCCGCGCGTGCAGGGGCAGTGAATCAAGACGTTTAGAGGTCGCTCAGTTTGTTGACGCCGAGGTAAACGTGGAGTTCACCGGTGTCGATGTCGCTGAGGCTTTTGGCCGTCATCGACTCAACCAAGAGTTCGACCGCGTTGGCCGCCGTGTAAACGAACGGAACGGAGGCGGGAGCGGCGGCGGCGAAGAGGACTTCGGTGCCGTTCTCGTTGACCTGCGTGGCGGCGACGTATTCGTCGTCGTCGGAGCTGTCGCCGAGCTGAACCTTGGTGTCGTTGAGGGCGCTGTCGCTGGCATCCTTGAAGGGCGTGACCAGTTTCCAAGCGGCCGTGGTGACCACGTCGCCGGCGGCCAAGGCCAGAAGCGAGAGCGTCTGGTCGGTGTCGGCGGTGGACTCGGTGAGGTCGCTGTGGGTAACGACGGCCTTGTACGTGTAGCCGTTG